TCAATAGAAGTATCTCGGTATACAATTACCCTCTGAAGATCCAGGCCATTAGCTTCTGCCCAAGAATTGGTGAATGACTGTTCTGCATCTACCCATAGTACTATACCGTTGAGGTACTGAGCACAATATGCAAAGTCATAAGCCAGTAGAGTTTTACCTGAGGATTCCTCTCCGAAAAGTTCGAGGATCTTCCCAAAGGGTATACCTCCACCGGTTACCTTATTGAAGGCTAAGCAACGGGTAGGAAGCCACGGCATTTTAGTCTCATCTACCTGTGCAGCAATGTACTGACCAGGGAATTTTTTCTGTATATCCCTGAGACTCGGGACTTTGATTTTCTTTCTTGCCATATAGTATTTACAAAATAAAAGGGAGGTAGCTTAGTAGCTGCCCCCCTGACGAATAATTAAGTGATCGTATGAACGAAAGCCTCTATAAGGACAGCCGTTTAATTAGATGTCTCCATGACGTTTCTTCTTTTTGTCCTTGGATTTTTTATCCTTGCCCTTTGACTTTTTCTTCTTGGGCTCATCGTCATCCTCCTCATCGTCATCAGCCCGGGTATTGAGGAACTTCTCAAGCTCTTCCTCCAGTTCGTCGTAACTCTTGATTTGAGCTCTTACCAAAGCCTCAAGATCCACAGGTTTAACGAGGTTCTTGTCAATCTTTGTAGGCTTACAGTTACGAACCGAATAGCTTGTGTCATACTGACCAGTACCAGAACGCTCGATCTTAATGTCGTAGCCTTTCTTGGGATCTGTCATATCTCCAGCCTCGTCCTCATCCAGGTAGAGTTCGATGATGTCTTGGTAAACTGAGCTTGGAACCATTACCAGACGAGGTTTTGAGTCGTAATCAAGCTCCTTACCTTTATCGTCCTTGTAGATGAGAGCAGGGATAACGAACCGACGAGAAGGAACCAACTTCTTAGCCAATTTCTTATCGTCCTCGTCTCTAGAAGACTTAAGCTCATCATACTTCTCCATAAACGGGCAAGCTTCATTGAAGGTTGCTGGAGAATAAACCGAGTGATCTCCAAGATAGAAACGGATGATCTCCATTCCAAACTCTTCGTTAGCACCTGCACTTACGATACGAAGTCGTGTTGTGCCATTCTTTGGGAAGACAAATCCATTGCCTGTTCCCTTTTCAGCCAGTTTCTTTTTCCTGGCCAGAAGCTTCTCTCTGGTAGTTGTACCTTCAGAAGATAGCTTCTTCTTTTTGTCTTTCTTGTCTTTAGCCATGATCTGTAACGTTACATTGGGTTATTTTCTGTGAAAATTACTTCTGTTAAGCTTAACACGGAAAACTCGTGTTTGTCTCCACCGAAGTTGATACCAGCTTCCTCGAAGATTTTCCTGTCAAAGTCAATCTTCTTACCGGCATACATGCCGTAGGTTACTACTCTACCAACCCTAACCAGGTCTCGGTAAGTTTGGTTCTCTTCGGTTATCGCACCTACAAGGATAACCACTCCTTTATTGGGTCGTTCCTCTTTTGCAGTACTCGGGATAATGATCCCACCTTCCTGTACTTCCTGATCTTTTGGGCTCAGGATAAGGATTCTATTCTCGGTAGGATAACCTCCCGTCTTTTTAAGAATAGCCTCACGAATTCGTTTAGCTACCATCTCTGAAACAAATCTGATCTGTGTGAACATTGTTATAATATTTGTTGATTTAACATTGTATATTGCTATAGTATATCCTACTGCCGTCTTAGATTGGCAGACATAGTTCGTAAGATACCTTCTTTACTCTCATAAGCTCTACAGATAGCAATGAATTTAGCGGCCTTTTCGGCAGCCATTAAATGCCGGTTACAAAGTGATACGTATTTGTTATTCGTATTTGCCTTGTTAGAGACATAATCGTTGTTCCAACTGGGATTACTGTCTTTATAATAGGTCCAGGCTTTACTATAAGCTTCATCCCTTTGTCTTGCTAGTTCATCCCGCTTCCTAATATATTTATCTCTTAAGTTGCAGAAGATATAATAACTAGAAGGTATCTCTCTCAGCTGAGAATCAAGCTTGTTAGGGTTGATAGTTAACTCTTTCTGCAAGTCAATTACCAACTTTCTGCCTTGGTATTTTACCTTGATCGGTTTAATATCTACGTTCATTTTGGTTGCATTACTTTTTGTTTGACAGATTTACCTTCTTCATCTACAATTACATAGATGTTCCCTTGACCATCCATCTCCATGTTAGGATCCTTGGCGATTTTATCACGGAGATATTGAAAAGCCACCTTCTCCTTAAACTCCATAAAGTTAAACTTTACATTAGACTTATAGGATGTGATTATGTTATACATATTCAAAAGCCTAAGGTTAGAGAACTCATCTATACCTGCACGATCAACTATTGCCATGAACAGAGCGAAGAACATGTGTAAAGTATCTTCGTATACCAGAGTATCATCATTTTCCATACGTAGTATAGAACCTCTCTGAAGCTCATCTATGAGATACATCAACCTTTTAGAAAGTTGCCTAATCTCTTTAGTAAGCTTCTTATCTCTAGCTACTAACTCAAGAGATGACCAATCCATTGCTTTATTAGCCATCTCTAAAGCCTGTACATAAGATCCTGCTACCAGGTAAGTAAGATTTACCTTCCTATTAGCATCTTTTCTAGCAGCCTCTAGCTGTCGAGCTTTGAAGTCTTCGATTATTTTGTTCATAATAAGTAATAAATTATTTAAGTTTGCATAGTTCCAAGATTACTCATCTGACACCTGGATGATTCTGAGTGTCTTAAGTGTTGATGACATTCTGGACACTCTACAAAAGCAGGCATATTTTTGAATTCACCTCCATACTTTATTTCTGAACGATCATATTCAAATTGACAACCACAGTTAGGACAGTTACATACCCACCGTGATGGTAGATTACGAATGCCGTTTCTTAAAATCTTCTTCATGGTTCTTAATGTATATTAAATGTCTTCTGATATTACTAGCAGATACCTCAAGCCCATATTTATCATTGTAAGCCTCAGTGATTTTGTTTATAGACAAACCCTTTCTATATTGACGGTAGATAAACGGGTAGGTAGATACTTTCACCTTGTTCATAGGATGAAGGTCTCCAGAAAACTCTGGCCTTTTCTTACCAGTCCAGTAAGCATTACCATCCTTTATCATCTGATCCATATTTACTCTATGATTACCCCAATATAAGTTCTCTACACAATTGTTAGTTCTATTATTATCTTTATGGCATACAAAGTCAAAATGTTTAGGATCAGGATTTGGTATGTAAGCCATAGCTACTAAACGGTGTACTCTCATAGACTTCCTCTCCTTACCTCGACAGAGCTTAGTTAAGATATACCCTGTCTTAGGCTTAAACTTAGTGGATTTCTCTCTCCAAACTTTACCCAAAACCCACCCTTTAGAAGTCATCTTCTTCCGAGTAAAAATCCTGCCATCAGTTGTAACATGATAACCTGGATAACCTTCTATATTATCCACCATGTCTTTTTGACCATTCTTTTTCATATTTGACCATCTCTTTGTTGTACAATTTAGGGAACTCCCTCATTAACACAGGACCGTGTTCTTTAACATATTCCTTGTGTAATTTCATATAGTCCTCAGAGCTGAAATTAGGGTCTAACATATTCGAATAATCATAACCAGGTATGAAAGGGAACTCTTCAGCCATAGTCCTACCTATAGTAAAGTCCATAGAAAGATCAACATCGTCAATCTGGAAACCAAAATACTCCTTAGTACTAGGATTACGGAATATATCCCACATATTATAAATGGTCCATACATTTATATCTCGAGGATCTACGTTAAAATAGTTCGCATCATGAACGAGACATACCGAATCCATTGACGGGAACTTACCCTGTCTCATTAACCAATACAATAGGATGGATCCAAATAAACACATATCAGAGGCAGCAGATTGACAGGGCATATTTACGGCTAATCTAACTGCATAAGCAGCCTCTTTCCTATCTTCTGAATATACCTGAGGTAATCTACGTTTTCTACCGAATAATGATTGTATATAACCTTGTTTACGAAGGACCTTTTCCTGCTTCTGCATAAACTTCTTAATCTTAGGATGCTCCTCGAAGAATTCATCCAACTGTTGTTGGGCCTCTTCGGGAGTAACTATCAAACCAGCCTTAGGATCTGACAATTTCTGAGACAGAAGCTTTGCCTGGATACCATATATAATACCGAAAGCAATTTGCTTAGCCTGTTTTCTCCGAGTCTTCCACATCTTATGGTCAGGATGGTCTTCATCCTCATAGATAGTTAAAGCCTCCTCATAAGATAATCCATACTTCTTAGCAGCGATTGCCAAGTGAGGGTCTTCATCATTTGCGAAAGCCCTTAGATATGTTTCATCACCAGATAGATGAGCCATAACCCTTAATTCACATTGGCTGAAATCCATTGCAAGATAGAGTTGGTTTGGTCTAGCTATGAGTTGTTTCTTTATATTAGGGTCTACCGAAGTTTTTGGTACCTGCTGCATATTAGGCTCAGCAGATGATAATCTACCAGAAGTAGTACCCTGGATCTGGAATCTACCATGTAAGCAGTCATCATCCTGTACTTTCTCAGACCAACCTAATATATAGGTCTTATACATTTTCTCTAAACCTCTAAGTTCGAGAAGTGAGTCTAAGAAAATCGCTTTAGGAGATTCCGGATTATTTACCTTGAGTCGTAATTCTACAAGAGATTCCTCATCAGTTGACGGTCTACCTGAGCTAGTTTGTTTCAGAGGCTTCATATTGAAACCCTCTTTACTGAACATAAGTGCTGGTAAATCTACTGGACTGTTAAGATTTATATCTCTTACCAGTTCACGCTCTTTTTTGTTAGTAAAGATACCTGCTCTGACATTAGCTATCTTCTGTTCCCTTGAAGCTATCTTTCTAGCATCATTTGGATCATTTGGGTCCAGCTCTTTAAGCTGTTTCTCGATAGACTCAATGTATTTCTCTATTTTTTGCTCATTGAACCAACGCTTAAACTTTTGCACTTTAGGCAAGTTTAGGCAAGTTTCTAGAGCGTGTTGTATCTTCGGCTCATATTCTTCAAGGAGCTTTTTGTTAAATGCTCTATCCAGATATAAGCCATTGAATTCTACGGTTTGTAATACCCTACTTGCAGCCATTATCATATTACGGTACAAGCTGTACAGACCAGTTGAAAACAATTTGTTCTCAAAGAATATGGTTAATCTGAGAGTATAATCGGTATCTTGACAACCATATTTACAGAGTTGTTCGAGAGGCTTTTTATCCCAGGGTATTTTATCAAATCCCTTATCTGCCTCATAACCTGCAGCCTCAGGAATATACCTTGCAACCATAGCCTTTAGATCGTTAGGCTTTTCCTCATTTAATAGATATTTAGCCAGCATACCATCAAGGAGAGTCCCACGATAGAAGTAGCCAAACAATTGAAAAATTGCGAAGTCGAATTTAGCATTCCAAGCTACCTTACAAACTTGTCTGTTTTCGATAACTTTTCTACTAAACCTTTTCAAAGCTCTCCTCGGAGACCAACCTTTACCTGTGTAGTCCTTAGTCTCAGGATGCCAAAGAGGAATTGAACACCCAAAACCAGGCTGACAAGTTACAGATAAGATTGTAGGCTTAAAATCTTTGTTATGGATCTTTTCACCGTTTGTCTCAAAGTCTACACAAGCAATGCCTGTGGTGAGACATAGGTTTATAAGCCTATCCAGCTCATCGTAGTTTCTTATTATTCTATACTTCGTTCTCATACTTTAACAGTAAAATAGGCAACCGATAGAGATACTACCAGCTGCCTACCCAAGTTTAACAGATTTAAATCAAGTCGTCTACTGAAGTTTTCAAGAAGTGCCAATCTTTCTTGTAGGTGTGGAGAGAATCGATAGTGTGGATCAAGTGACCAGCTTTTACACCTACCTTTTCAGCCACATATTCCATCATGCACCAAGCAAGATATACATCATCTCCGAAGTGTCCGATGAAGTCAGAACTTCTCTGATGATAGGTGAGGTTCAATTGTCCTTGACGAATGAAGAACCCATAGTACATTGAACAAGGTATACGAGCCGAACCATCGTAGTGATTACAGTCACGATCCGTGAAAATTGGGAGTACTGCTTTACGAGTATCGGGATCCTCTTTCAGGAGCTCTATAATTGCCTCGAGGATAGTTACATACTTATAATTACCTTTATCCGAAGAGACTATCGTAACCTTGGAATTGATACGCTCAGGATAGGTGTAGTCAAAACCAGGTCCAGTAGCAAACATATCCTTAACAAGGAATTCTTCCCACATCTCTGGACGAAGTTCCCAAGCCTTACCAGGATTAAGCTGCTTACCTGAAATTCTCTCGGCAAATTCAGCCTCAGCCCAATCCTTTGCTTTGGTATAGATGAACAGGAACTCTGGATCTGGCAGCTTAGTTAGACAGTACTGCTTACAGAACTCTTCCTTTGTTACCATGTCCTCATTGTCCATGATTACTTTATTTTGATAGGTCTTTGGTTTTACCTCTGTCCCCATCTCCCAGAGGTCTCTGCCCATTTCGGACATCAATTGCCTTGCGTTACTGTAAATTCTCATTTTACTAAAGTTTTATATGTTCATAACTAAATTGAACCAGCTACTACTTCTGAGTTTTGGATAGAAGCTTCTTCTTGTATTTCCTTCTCTGAGAGAAAGTTATACAATCTTCGGGATATTCTATATCATCTTCCTCTATAACCAAATCTTTTGCCAGTAGAGGAGTATATTGATACAGATCTGGGCGAAGGACCTTGAAGCAACGAAGGAATACCTTATAGGAAGAGAAATCTTTCTCGGTACCTTTTTGGAATTTATCATTTATCTCCTTAACCCTTTGGATCCAGGGAGAATTCTTATCTGTACCTTTCAGAACCTTCTTAATAGGTTTATAAGCTCCATACATCAGAAGTGTTTCAACGTTACCATACATCTGAGTAGCAAACAAGTTTATCTGTACTGTCTGTTCTTTTCCATAGATATACTCAGACATCCTCTGGACCAACAGAAAATCAAATAACAACCTCTTAGTTATCTCAGAAGCTCTAACCACCATAGTTATCACAGGTACATCTTCTTGGAACCTCTTTGAGAAAGTAGCTGCAAGCAGACACTGTTTACCATTGTTATGGGAGTTGTTGAAGATGTAACTTACATTGTAGTTCTGATTATAGGTAGCTTTCTTCATCCTAACCTGGGATTTTACCAAGTCAAGCTGATTAAAATCGAGATAGTTATTCAGCAGAGTAGTCCATTTGGTCTCTTTGTAGTTAAAACAACGACCATAATCAAAGTTAGGATCTACCCAAGCTTTACGAATCTTAACAAACACATTATAGGCTACTGCTACACCTGAGTTAGCAGTAGCTCCTTTGTCGAAAAGAACTGGATCCAAACGAAGGAATCCCTCGTTCAACTTTTCCCAAGCCTCCTGTGAAGTAGAGAACTCTAGAGCGTGAACAGTTTCCTCAGTATTGAAATCCAGTCCTTTGAAAG